GGCTTGCGTTCAGCACAGGACTACAAGAAGTGAAAAAAGACCCACGCCTTGAGCGCGCTGGTGTGAGCGGCTTCAATCAGCCGAAGCGCACCCCGAGTCATCCCACCAAAAGCCATGTGGTCGTTGCCAAGGAAGGCGACAAGGTGAAGACGATTCGATTCGGTCAGCAGGGAGTGCAAGGCTCACCCAAAAAAGCAGGTGAGTCTGAGGCATACCGCAACCGTCGCGAAAGCTTCAAGGCGAGACATGCCGACAACATCGCCAAAGGGAAGATGAGTGCGGCTTACTGGGCAGACAAGGTGAAATGGTAATGACAGCTGTACAACAACCTGTTGAGCAAGATGATGAGCGCAAGATGAAACGCGCCCAGAAGGATGCCATCCGTGACGCCGTGCTTCAGCAGGAGCGCGAACGTGAAAAATTGGACGCCCCTATCTCCCAGCAACAGCTGGAAGCAGATACTGCAATAGGAGAGAACACAGTAGGGGAAGAGACAGGAACAGCAGTAGGAACAGATACACCCACAAGGCAGGAAGTCAGGGAAGCTCGGAACGAGAAAGTAACCAAGCTCAGGGGAAGACCCAGTGGCTACTCGGAAGAAGAAGCAGACATGATTTGTGCATGGATAGCAGACGGTAAATCACTCAGGAGCTACTGTCGGGAACATGCAAGGGAAACTGTGACAGTGTATCGATGGTTGAGAGAGGAGAAGGAATTCGCACGTCGGTACGCGCGCGCGCATGACGACCGAGCAGATTCCCTCGCAGATGAGATTGTGGACATCGCCGACGAGTCTGTTGGCGGCACAAGCGACGACATCCAAGCCGCGAGACTGCGCATCGATGCCCGGAAGTGGGTATCAGCCAAGCTCAAGCCACAGAAGTGGGGCGACAAGGTCGAGATAGAACAGAAGGGTCATGTGACCTTCAACCTCGGCAACCTGCGTCGTCCACCCATCGATGTGACGCCAGCCCCCCACAGCTTGCCCACCACAATCGACGTGGAACCCAAGCTGGTACAGGGCTGAGTAGCGGATTCGTAGTCCGGACATCGGGCGTCGCCACCCCCAAGGCGCATCGTCGTACGTCGGGGTCTTCCTTTTTACCGGGCTGACAGTGACAGATGTCTGTGGCGAACAGCAGTCAACAGCTGTGCCTCACGCATATACGCGCACGACAACGCGCGCGGTATCGCGCACACGCCCACGCGGACCCACGGGCGCGCGACCCGGGGGCTTGAGGCTCCACCACACATACCACCTCAGACGCGAGGGGCATGTTTTGATGGAACCCATCCCCCATTGGACCCAGAGAGAATCCCACCCGGGGGCTATCTGGATTGTTTGTAATTTTTTTTGGAATCCTGTCAATGAGTCTTATCAGTAACGAGTTGCAGAGCTATCTGCGCCAGTTCGAGTTGCTCCGCAACGTGCAGTGCGGGTATGCGACTCCAGAGCGTGAGATGGTTGCCCCGTTCCTCGTCACGATAAGTGGCTGGATTTACATCAACGGGGAACCCAAGTTCTATGAAACTGAAGTTGACATTCGGGAATTTACTAGCGGAGCCGACTTGGAAAGACTCGTCAAAGTTATGCACCTCTCCTTTGATGAAGCGACTCGCCGTGAGTCTTCAACCCATTGACGTGCGATACGTCATTTTTGTAGTTGGATTCATGCTAGGACTTGCCTTTGGAATTTTGATGTTTTGATTTATGGACCCAATCAGTCTGCTCTTAATGGCTCAGTCTGCTGTAGCCGCTATCAAGAGCGGATGCCAGCTCCTGTCGGAAGGCAAGGCTCAGATAAATGAGCTGAAGGAGCAGGTAGAGAAAGGGGTGGGCGATGCCAAGGCGATTTACAACGAAGTCGCTGGTATCTGGGGTTGGCTCAAAAATTTGTTTTCCTCATCCGAGGAAAAGAAAAGTCCAGTAACCACGCCAGTTGCGGCGGTACAGGATAAGCCCCAAAAGAAAACAAAGTCTGCCGCACAGCGTCAGAAAGAAATTGAACAGATGTCCTACGAGGAGTACCAAGCGCAAGCGGTACATGACATCTGCGAACACCTCAAGGTCTACTTTGAGGCGATTCGAAAGCTACAAGCGTACTGCCGGGAACTGGAAGAAGCTTCACTCACCACAGAGAGGGTTGCCGATAGTGCGATTGACCGTATTGAGCTGGAGTGGCAAATGCGCCAGCTACAGACTCAAGTACGGGAAGCAATGACCTATACACCGGAAAGTCTTGGTCTACAGGCGTTGTACTCCCGCTTTCTGGAAATGTACCAACAGATTCTGGAAGAGCAGGAGTTCGCTAGAGCTGTTGCCAGCAAAAAGGAAAGAGATGCGAAATGGCAACGCGACTTACTCAGAACACATCGAATCGACCGAGCAATTACGGTGGCGGCAATAGCCCTAGTAATTCTGTGGATGTGGGGCTTCATGCTGTCACTCGGATGGCTCGCGAGGACACCAAGTGGTTTGCTATCGCTGTTGTCGTCCTGAGTCTGGTGCTGTTCCTGACGTTGCCGCTGTCTGTCCTGATTTATTCGGAGAGCTTGCGGCTACAAGCTGACATTCGGGCTGAGTCCCGCGCCAGCGTAAAAAAAATCGAAAAGCTCCGCAAGGAGCTTGAGGAAGAACGAGCCAAAGAAAAGGAGTCCAAAGATGGGAATTCTTGACGCTGTAGCTGGTGTAGCGGCAGGTCCGCTAGGTCCGCTGATTTCTATGGGCGGGAAGATTCTGGACAAGGTTATCCCTGACCCAGAAGCCGCCGCAAAAGCAAAGCTTGAACTTGCACAGCTCGCCCAGAACGGCGAACTGCAAAAGATGGCAAACGAAACAAAACTCTATGAGACCGAGCAGAACAATCTGACCGAGCGTCTCAAGGCGGACATGGCGTCTGACTCTTGGCTGTCCAAGAACATCCGACCCATGACGCTGATAGCAATCCTTGTTGGCTACTTCACGTTCGCCATGATGTCCGCGTTTGGTCTGGAGACCAACCGTAGCTATGTCGAGCTGTTGGGTCAGTGGGGGATGCTCATCATGTCCTTCTACTTCGGCGGTCGTACGCTGGAGAAAATCATGGACATGAAGCAGAAGAAGGAAGAAGCAAAGCAGTAAGCAGTAAAGGTAGTACCCATGAACATCAGGAATTTTTGTGTAGTCACAGCCACCGCATCGCTGGTCTTGGTTGTCGTTTCTATGGTGGTGATGTTTGTCATCGCGCTGTTGGACACAACGGTGGACGACAAGATTGTGTTTGACATCGTTGGTCCGGCATTCCAAACCATCGTCGGCGGATTCATTGGCTTGATTACTGGCATCAAAGTCGGGGAGTCTAAGAATGAATCTCAGTGAACACTTCACACTTGAAGAAGCTACATACAGCGAGACTGCTATCCGTAACGGTATCAGCAACCAACCTGATGAGCATCAGCTACAAAACATGCAGACAGCCGCGAAACAACTCGAAGCTGTCCGCGCACTGGTCGGTCCTATCCATGTGAACTCATGGATTCGCCTTCCTGCTGTCAACCAAGCTGTTGGCGGAGCCGCCAAGTCGAGCCACATGGATGGCTGGGCGATTGACTGCTCAAGCAAGAACATGACGCCCATTGAGATGTGCAAGAAGGTTCTTGACGCTGGCATCAAGTTTGACCAGATGATTCACGAATACGGTCGTTGGATGCACATCAGCTTTGCACCTGAGATGCGACAACAGTCACTTACAATTTTCAAACCGGAAGGTAAATACAAACCCGGCATTTTGACCGAGGCTGAATACCACGCCGCATAAAGGAAACCACATTGCAAATCGACTACTTGCCACCGGGGAAAGTGTGCGAGGAGTTTCATGCAGACAACAGTTTCGTACGTGGACTCATGGGTCCAGTAGGTTCTGGGAAATCTACCGCATGTTGCTTCGAAGTACTCATGCGCGCATTGGAACAAAAACCCAGCCCAGACGGAATCAGACGGTCCCGCTGGGCTATCTTGCGAAACACGTATCCTGAGCTGAAGTCCACCACCATCAAGACGTGGATGGATTGGTTTCAGGACATCGCAACGATGAAGTGGGATACACCCATCACATCGAACGTGGTCATCAAAGACATCGGCGACGGCACTGGGCTGGAGCTGGAGGTCATGTTCATGGCTCTGGATAGACCAGAGGACGTCGGCAAGTTGCGCTCATTGGAGCTGACTGGCGGATGGATGAACGAAGCATCACAGATGGACAAGGCGGTTCTTGACATGCTGACTCAGCGTGTTGGTCGCTACCCATCGAAGCGTGTTGGTGGTCCTACATGGACAGGCGTCATCATGGACACCAACCCGCCTGACGACGACAGCTGGTGGTACAAGCTGGCAGAAGAAGAACGTCCGAAAGACTACAAGTTCTTCAAACAGCCGGGTGGTCTCATGCGAGACCTTGACCCCAAGTCGCCCACATTCCAGCAGTACGTACCGAACGCAAGCGCGGAGAACATCACAAACCATGCGCTCGGTTACCAGTACTACTTGAACCAACTTGCCGCCAAGACTGAAGACTGGATTCGTGTTTTCCTCCTTGGCGATTACGGTACGACGCTTGACGGCAAGCCCGTGTATCCAGAGTGGAAGGACAAAGTCCACTACTCTGAAGCTCCGCTCAAACCCTACGATGGCGTACCCATCCTGTTGGCGTTTGACTTTGGTCTGACTCCCGCATGCGCATTCATTCAGATGTCGCCGCGAGGTCAGGTGCTGGTTCTAAAAGAACTTGTGTCTGAAGACATGGGTATCCGCCAGTTCTATTCAGAAGTGGTGAAGCCCGTAGTGTTCAGCGAGTACTCCCGCCATCGCGTGGAAGCCGTGGGTGACCCGGCAGGAAACATTCGCGCGCAGACTGACGAGAAGACTTGCATGCAGGAACTCATGGAAATGGGTTTGCTGTGTGAGCCAGCAACCACAAACGAGTTCATCGCCCGACGCGAATCAGTTGCCTACTTCTTGCAACGCATGTCGGCTGGAGAACCCGGACTCTTGCTTGACCCATCATGCAAGATGCTCCGTAAAGGTTTCAATGGTGGGTATCGCTATGAGCGTTTGCGTGTGTCGGGTGCTTCGCGGTTCAAAGACCGCCCCGTGAAAGACAAGTACTCACACATTCACGACGCCTTGCAATACGGTTGCCTTCACTTGAGGGCTGAGATGAACCCAACGCGAGCGCGAACAGTGCGTAATGCGTCGGCTGTTGGATGGACTTAATGGAAAAAACAGATGGCGCAAAAGACTACATCTAAAAAAGTGACTGAGAAAGAGATTGAAATCGTAGACCCAACCGAAAGTGGTTTGTCTGCGCACATCAATCGCTGTTACTCAGAGGCGAAAACCGCCAAAGCATTCATCATTGAGCGCTTGCTCCGCTGTGAGCGCCAGCGCCGTGGTATCTATGACCCAGAGAAAGTGTCTCTGATTCGTGATACAG